ATCGCAGGGAAATGCCCATATTCCGCGGCTTTCCTGCGGGCAGCGCCAGGCCTGGGAGGCCGGCGGGAGGAGCATGGCGCACTAAGGTCAAACAGAGGATAATGGGGGAAGGCATGGCCATTGAATTGACAAATCAGCGGTTCGTGATCACATTGTGATCACCGTAACCGGAGCTCTAATCCATGACCCTCACATTCAACCCCAACGACGTCGCGCTGCTGATCGAAGCGCTCGCCATGTCGGCCGCCCGCCACGAAAGCCTCGCCGCCTTCCGCCCCAACGGCCGCAACGTGCTCGACCACGATGAGAAGGCCAAACAGATGCGTGCCCTGCGCACCTTCCTGATCGCCGCTAAGCGAGGCCGCAAATGAAATTGCACCCCTGGAATGAGGTCGTGCGCGAAGGCACCAAGCACATCGAAGCCGGGCGCGATATCTACCAGCAATTCAACTGCGCCAACTGCAAGCGCAAGCAAACGATGGACGTGCCGAACACGTTCTTCGAGCACGGCATCTGCGAGGAGTGCGGCCACGACACCGACATCAAGAAGGACGGCATGAACTTCATGCTGCACATGGTGCTGCGATGACCTTCGTTCTCTGCTTCGGCGCAGCTGTCTTGCTCTGCATGCTGATGGATTGGCGGGAGGAACGCGAGCCTTGGATCGATCGCTTTGACCAATGGTTGTCGGATTGGTGGAGAAAAAAACGATGAAAGCCTCGCTTACCCCGATCGAAATGATCAAGGCGGCTTATTTTCACCATGTGCTCAAGATGGATCAGGCGCAGATCACCATCGTGCTTGAAGTCACCAATCCTGGTCGCGTCAACGAAGCGATCAAGCGGATCGAAAAGGCTATCGGGCTCGGTCCCGGCGGATACAAAGACAATGACAAATGAACTCATCATCGCGCTCTCGATCGAGCGGCGCAAAAATCTGGAAATCTGGAACGCACTCGGAGATACGACATGTCCATCCGCGACACAATCGAACAATCAGGCGAACCAATCGGCGAATGCGACTATTGCCACCGCATCGGCTACCTCGCCATCGCCCGCGTCCACGTCAACGGCAACCACAGCTGGGCCTGCGAGGAATGCCGCGACGATATCGAACAGGAGAACGACGATGAATGACATGAATGACCCGCTCGCCGAAACCATGCGCCGCGAACATGCAATGGCGCAACTGGCAAATCCACCAAACGCCGATAAGCAAGCGACGGCGCTCGGCACGGCATTGAACCCAGCCCTGCAGTTGCCGATCGTGCCGGCCACGCCGATGGAAATGCTAGGCCGCGCCATCCAGATGGGGCAGACGCCTGAAACACTGGAGCGCTTGCTGTCGCTGCAGGAGCGCTGGGAGCGCAACGAAGCACGCAAGGCCTACGACGAGGCCATGGCCGCCGCCGCGGCCGAGCTCCCGCCCGTGCTCAAGGACGCCACCGTGAGCCACGGTGCCGGCAAGGCACAGTACAAGCACGAAACCTTGGGCGCGATCGAGAAAGCCGTGCGCCCGGTCCTCTCCAAACACGGCCTGCACTATCGCTGGCGAACAAATTCGGAGAACCCCGAGCGCATCATGGTGACATGCATAATTTCCGGCCACGGCTACCATGAGGAGAACAGCCTGGCCGGGCCGCCCGATCAATCCGGCGCCAAAAACGCCATCCAGGCGATCGGCTCAACCACCACCTATCTGCAAAGGTATACGCTCAAAGCCGCATTAGGTATTGCCGCAACCGAGGATGACGATGCCGGCGGCCTCGGCGAATACATCACGGCCATCCAGGTCGGCGAGCTGCAGGCCGAGATCAAACGCATCAATCGTACCGAAGAAAGCTTTTGCCATTGGCAGAAGATCGACAAGCTTGAACTGATGCCGGCCGCGCGCTTCGAGCCAGCACTGCGCATGCTCAAAGGATTGGGGAAGGATAAAAAATGATGAAATTGTCGGATGCAAGCCGCTTCGAACAAGGCAAAGTCCAGCCTATCTGGATTGCTGCTTGGCAGGTGCTTTATCTAATTGAACATATAGACGGCGGCACTCTCATCAGACTTCGCGATGATGTGACCCGCCATGTAACTGAGCCTCCAACCCAGGTCGCGCTGTTGATCGGAGCACGACGCTAATGCTGCAACGAAGCCCTGAATGGTTCCAGGCGCGCCTCGGCAAGGTCACCGCCTCGCGCATCAGCGACGTCATGGCCGAGCTCAAGAAGGGCGAGGCCACATCGCGCCGCAACTACCGCCGCCAGCTCGCGCTGGAGCAATACTACAAGACGCCGCAGGACAGCGCTTATCAATCCTTCGCCATGGCACAAGGCATCGCCATGGAGGCGGAAGCGCGCAGCGCTTATGCCTTTGCCACCGGTTGGGCGATCGAGGAAGTCGGCTTCGTGCAGCACCCGACGATCGCGCTCGCCGGCGCTTCGCCCGATGGCTTCGTTGGCATGGAAGGCCTGCTGGAAATCAAATGCCCCGATCCCAACGCCATGTACGAGGCGCTGGCCAAATATGCCGTCGACAAGAAATATCACGATCAGGCGCACTGGCAGATGGCCTGCTGCCCGGAGCGCAAATGGGTCGATCTCTGCTTCTATCGCGCCGGCTGCGACATCGAAATCATCCGCATCGAACGTGATGATAAGTACATCAAGCTTTTAGAAACGGCAGTGGTCGGTTTCCTCGCCGAAGTCGAAACCGATCGCGCGCTGCTGGAAAAGATGCGTAAATGAAAACGCCAGATGATATGGCGAAAAACATCACATTCAAGATCTGGGGAAGAAGAATGATGAAACCTCCCACCATCGTGTGTGTATGGATGGGCGAGCACTTCCTGCCCACCTTGCACTTCGCCCGCCTGGCCGAGAGCTCATTCACCTCGGGCCAGGCCTACCGCATGATCGTGCACCAGGAGCAAGAGGCCAAATTGACCCGCCGCACGCGCGAGCAAAACGGCAAGCTCTGGGCTATGCTCGGCGAGATCGCCGAACAGGTCGAACACTGCGGCCGCCGCTATGCGCCCGACCAGTGGAAGGTGCTGCTGATGCACGCCTGCGGGCATGAGGCCCAGCTGCTGCCGGCGCTGAACGGCAACGGCGTCGTGCCCTACGGCGGCCGCTCCTCGCACATGACCGTCGCGCAGATGGCCGAGCTGATCGAGTTCATTCAATACTGGGGAGAGCAACATGGGGTCAGATTTGCCGCCGACAAAGGCATCACCTGGGATGACGCGGGATGAGCTCCAGAAGCGCGAGCGGGAGCGCCGCGCCCGCTATCGCATCGAGCTCGACAACGGCGACGGCCGGCCAAGCGTCAATAAAATCAAGGATGATCCGCTGCTGGAAATGCTCAAGGAGGGCAAGCGATGACAATCAGCCGCCTGAAATGGGAAAATGCGTGCTGAGTTCAGCAAGCAAACCAAGCGCGAGGCATGGCTGCGCTGCCATGATGGGCAAGGCCTGCCGCGCTGCGAACGCTGCGGCCAAGCATTCGAGGGAAGGCGGCCGGAATACGATCACGCCAAGCCGGCCGAGCTGGGCGGGGACAATAGCTTAGATAATTGCCGGGTGCTTTGCCCGAAATGTCATCGAGAAAAAACCTTGATCGAGGACATGCCAGTCATCTGGAAATCGAACCGCGTGCGCGACAAGCATGCCGGCATCAGGAGGAGCAAATTCAAATGGCCCAGGAGAAAAATGCGGACGGGTTGACCGAGCGCGAAAAGCAGTTGCTGAGCATTGTCGCAGCAGCAATTCAGCTGTTGGAGCAAACCGTGCCGCTCGCCACCGCCTACCTGCGGGAGACTCTTGTGGAGAACAACGATCTCGGTGAAGCTTGCCGCAAGTTGCTCGCCGATTATGAACGCTTCAACATCAGGCTGTGACTAGACGGTGGTGGGTATGGCCCATCCATCCATATAATCGCGCACCTGTGCGAACAAATCGATCGCCTCGGCCTTCAGCTCGACCTCGCGGCGCACGATCGGGCCGTAGTGATTGCACAGCATGCGCAAGGTCAGCGCCGCGCTCTCGCAGGAGAACATCGGGCAATTCTTGCACAGCTGCTGGAATTGAAAGCCGCGGCCCGAACCGTAGCATTGCCAATCGCTCTCGCTGCAATTCACGTTCTGCGCGAAGGCCTCCAGATAGCAATAGCCGTGTTCGGCCATGAACTCATTCATTACGTCATCGAACTCGGGATCGCTGGCGCTGTGCGCATTGTAGGACGTCTGGAAGGCGCCAGCCTCGGCAGTGTCACTGCTGACATTTGATGCAGATCTATCGCGGCCCTCGCAGTGAGCACCCGAGCTCTCGCGCATGCCGTGTCCGAGCATGAGCGCATAAAGGTTCACCAGCACATCGATGCCGGGGAGCTCGTTGCTGGCACCGAGCCGGCGATAGTCATCCTTGTAGACGTTGAGCGCATCCTTGTCGGAATTGCGCCGCGCCTGCGCGATCTTGACCAGCGCCGGATGCCCGGCCTGCATGCGTAACTGGTCTTGCGCGAACGCCAGCGCCATACCTTGCGTCCAACCTGACGGCGCCTTGCCGCGATCCTTCCAGCTATAGCCGGCAATGTTGGAACCGCGGGCGATGGCGCAGATATCGTTCTGCTGCTTGGCGCTGAGCGCGCCCGGCGGCGGCGGC